AGGCCCTTCCATGTCGCTCACTCTCCCGACCCTGATGGACTTGGCGCGCGCCGAAGACCCGAACGGCAAGATCGCCCAGGTGGTCGAAATCCTCTCGCAGACCAACGAGATGCTGGACGATATCGTGTGGCAGGAAGGCAACCTGCCGACCGGCCATCGCACGACCGTCCGCACCGGCCTGCCCACGGTCGCGTGGCGTCTGCTCAACCAGGGCGTCGCGGTCAGCAAGAGCACCACGGCGCAGATCGACGAGACGATCGGCCTGCTGGAGGCGTGGTCGGAGGTCGATTGCGAGCTGGCGAACCTCGCCGGCGATCTGGACGAGTTCCGCCTCAGCGAGGCGCAGGCGTTCATCGAGGCGATGAACCAGGAGTTCTGCCGCGTGCTGTTCTACGGCAACGCGGGGATCGACCCCGAGAAGTTCACCGGCCTCTCGGTGCGCTACTCGGACGGCACGTCGGCGCTCAACAAGCAGAACGTGGTCAAGGGTTCGGGCACGGTGTCCGGCTCGGATCAGACCTCGATCTGGCTGATCGTCTGGGGGCAGCAGACGATCGCGGGGATCTTTCCGCGCGGTACGAGCGAGACGGGCGTCGGGCTCTCGCACAAGGACCTCGGCGAGCAGACCGCCGAGCTGACCACCGGCGTCGGCGGCACGCGCATGCGCGTCTACCAGGATCAGTTCGTCTGGAAGGGCGGCATCGCCCTCCGCGACTGGCGGTACGTCGTGCGCGGGTGCAACGTCGACATCTCGTCGCTGCTCGCCGGCACCGGCACGGACCTCTTCACGCAGCTCACGAAGATGTACTGGCGCATTCCGGCCTTCGGGATGGGGCGCGCCGCGTTCTACGTCAACCGCACGGTCGGCGAGTACCTGGACCTCCAGGCCCAGGGCAACGTCAAGACCGGCGGCCAGCTAACCTACGACGTGCTGGAGGGACGGCGCATCATGTGCTTCCGCGGCATCCCGATCCGCGTCGTCGATCAGCTGGTGGAGACCGAAGCGATCGTGACCTGAGCAGCGGCCGCGATCTCATCAATCACATCTTCAGGCAGGAGTTCATGATTCTCGACGCTCAAAACACGTACTCCGACGCGCAGGCGCTGTCGGGGACGGGCGCCGTGTCGACGAACGTCATCGACCACGGTTCCGATCGCGACATCGGCATCGGCGAGCCGCTCGCCGTCGTGATCACGGTGGACGTGGCGCTCGCCGGCACGGGCCCGTCGTACACCTGCACGCTCCAGACGGACAGCTCGGTCGGTTTCGGCTCGGCCGTCGCCGTCACCGTCAGCTCGACGTTCACGACGCTCGCCCAGGGCTCGCGCGTGACGCTGGGCGTACCGATGGACAAGCTCACGAACCGCTACACCCGTCTCAACCACGTGCTCGCCGGCACGACGCCGACGATCACGGTCACCGCGGAGCTGCAGCCCGCCCGGATGGTGCAGGCCGAAAACGTCTTCGCCACCGGCTTCCTCGTCGATTGATTCGACGGCTCACACTCACAGGACGGTATTCATGGTCGCAAGCAAGAGCCGCCGGGACCGCGCCGAGGCGCGGCGGCGACGACGGGAGCGCGAGGAGGATCTGGACGCCGAGTCCGGACCGACCTCTCGCGCGCGGCGCGCGCTCCGCGCAGGACGCAACGCCGAGCCCGACGACGTGGTCAACGCCCGCAAGCTCCGCCGGCAGATGATGCTCGGCCGGATGGTTGCGGGGAATCCGCAGGACCGCCTCCGCGAGGCGCGGATGCGGAAGAACGTGTTCCTGGTTCGCGCCACCGAGTTTGGATACTACAAGCATCGCTTGTGGAATCCAGGCGAGGAGTTCAAGATGGGCATCGATCCCACCATCCAGCCGCCGCGCTGGGTCGTGCCGATCGACCGCCCGGGCGGACGCGTGCTCGGCACGTTCATCAAGCTCAAGAAGGGCAAGGAGCTGGGCATCGTCCCCGTCGAGGACATCTTCGAGGATTTCGACGAGGAGGAGCCGCCCAAGATCAGCACCCCGCGGCGCGCCAAGCTCCGCGAGGCCGAGGATCCGTACGTGACGGCGCGCAAGAAGCGCCGCGCGTTGGAAGAAGACGATCAGGACGACGAGGACGAGGACGAGGAGGAATAGGGCCCAGGGGACCGGTTCGCACGACGGTCCAGGTGAGGGTGGGCTGCATTACCCACCCTGGGCGGGTTCGACTCCCGCCCCTCTCATTGGAGGTGAGCTATGGCAACATCCGAAACCGAGATCTGCAACATGGCGCTCGCGCAGCTCGGCGTCTCCATCACGATCAACTCGTTGACGGAGCGGTCGAAGGAGGCGAAGGCCTGCAACCAGTTCTACGCGACGGCGCGCGACAAGGTGCTCCGGGACTTTCCGTGGCCCTTCGCGCGCCGGATCGTCGATCTGGCGCTCGTCAGCAGCACGCTCGACGAGTGGAGCTTCGCCTACCGCTATCCGGCGGACTGCGTCTTCGCCCGCCGCATCATCAACGGCGTCTCGCGGCGGCGCACGCGCGACACAGACATTCCGTTCGAGCTGGCGAGCGATGCGTCGGGGCAGCTCATCTACACCGATCGCGAGGATGCGACGCTGGAATACACGGCACTGATCACCGACGTGTCGCGGTTCAGCGCCGACTTCGTGACGTTCCTGCAGTTCCTCATCGCAGGGCTGATCGGGCCGCGCGTCACCGGCGGCGACAAGTTTCAGCTCGCCAACCGCGCGCTCCAGTTCTACGACCTCACGCTCCGCCAGGCGCGGCAGAACGCCTTCAACGAGCAGCAACCCGACACCGACGCGCCGAGCAGCTTGGAGCTGGCGCGCGGATCGAGCGGGGCGATGGACTGGCCGACGAAGATCATCCGATGACCAACGTTCCGCAGCGCGCCTTCACCGGCGGCGAGATCGCACCCGCGCTCTACGCGCGCACCGACCTCGCCAAGTACGTCAACTCGCTCCGCCAGTGCCGGAACTTCGTGGTCCAGCGGCACGGCGGCGCGGCGAACCGGGCGGGCACGGTGTTCGTGCGCGAGGTGAAGAACAGCGTCAACCCGGTGCGGCTCATCGACTTCATCTACGACGAGCAGACGGCCTACGTGCTAGAGGTGGGCGTCGGCTACATCCGGTTCATCCTCGACGGCGGCTGGTTGGTGTATGCGACGCCGGCGGCGTACAACAACTCGACGGCGTACAAGCAGGGCGACCTGGTCAGTTCGGGTGGCGTCAACTACTATGCGGTGCAAGACACGACAGGGCACGCGCCGCCCAACGCCACGTACTGGTACGCGCTCCCGAGCGACCTGACCTACGAGATTCCGACGCCCTACAGCGCCGGCGACCTGTCCGACCTCCGCGTCGCCCAGAGCGCCGACGTGATGACGATCGTGCATCCGAGCCACCCGCCGCGCGAGCTGCGCCGGCTCGGGAACACGGACTGGATCCTCGTCACGCTCACGAATTTCGACTCCGCGATGACCACGCCGACGATGATCAACGCGCTCGGCGGCGTGGCCGGCGCCAACACGTACTACAAGGCGACGGCCGTCGCGCAGGGCACGTTCGAGGAGAGCACGATCGGCGCGAGCGTGGCCATCGCCGCGGCGCAGGCCAACGCGGCCAACCCGATTGTCGTGTCGTGGGGCTTCACCGGCACGCCATCCTTCACGCCGCAGTTCTACAACCTCTACAAGTCCTACGACGGACAAACGTGGGGGATCATTGCCTCGACGCCCATTCAGACGTTCAGCGACACCGGCTTCGTGCCGGACTACAGCACGACGCCACCCGAGGTGCGTACGCCGAGCCTCTTCAGCGCGGCGGACGACTATCCGCGCGCCGTCGCGTACTTTCAGCAGCGCCGGTTCTTCGCGAGCACGAATCACGCGCGCGAGACGATCTGGGGGTCTCGGATCGGCCTCTTCAGCAACTTCGCGATCTCCTTCCCGCTCAACGACGACGCCTCGCTCACGTTCTCGCTGGTAGGGCGGCGCGTCGGGCTCGTGCAGCACCTGCTCGACCTCGGCGCGCTCGTGGCGCTGTCGCTCAACGGCGAGTGGATGATCGAAGGCGATCAGGCGGGCATCCTGCGGCCGACGGACATCAACGCGCGCCAGCCCTCGTATTCGGGCGTCGGCCGGCTCGGACCGCTGACGGTCGTCGACACGGCGCTGTTCCTCCAGAGCCGCGGACAGATCGTGCGCGACCTGAAGAAGGCCGTCACGCAGGACACGTTCGAGTCCAGCGACCTGACGGTGCTGGCGTCGCACCTCACGCGTGGCTACGAGATCGTGGATTGGGCCTACGCGCAGAACCCCGACTCGCGGGTCTGGGCGGTGCGCAGCGATGGGAAGCTGCTTGGCCTCACGTATCTGCGCGAGCACGAGGTCATCGCGTGGCACCGGCACGATACGGACGGGCTCGTGGAGAACGTCTGCGTCATTCCGGAGGGCAACGAGGACGCGCTCTACATGGTGGTGCAGCGCACGATCAACGGCACGTCGAAGCGATGCATCGAACGGATGGCGT